CATTATTACCAGCACTCCGAACTCAGATGAAGATCAATTTGCGTTTATATGGAAGCAGGCCAACAAAACTGCAGATGAATTTGGAAATCCACGACCTGACGGGCTAGGCGTAAATGGATTTAGAGGTTATCAGGCGTCATGGTGGGAACACCCGGATCGTGACGAAAAGTGGAAAGCCGAAGAAATTGGACGTATTGGCGAAGAGCGTTTCAGACGCGAACACGGCTGCGAATTTTTGATTTATGACGAAACCTTGATCAACAGCATAACGCTATCAGAATTGCAGGGCCGTGATCCTGTGGAACTGCAAGGACAGGTACGTTGGTTCCAACGACCTCAAAAAAATCGCACCTATGCAATTGGACTGGATCCCAGCCTGGGTACTGGAGGTGATTACGCAGCCATACAGGTGTTCGAACTTCCTACCATGATCCAGGTGGCCGAATGGCAACACAACAAAACTCCAATACAGAGACAAATCACAATACTGAAAGAAATTTGCGAATACATACATGAAACAGTAGGAACGCAAAACGACATTTATTACAGTGTAGAAAATAACACACTGGGCGAAGCTGCCCTGGTTGTGATAGCGGAATTTGGAGAAGAAAACATCAAGGGCACATTCCTTAGTCAGCCAATCAAAATGGGTCAGGCTAGGATGCACAGAAAAGGATTTACTACCACAAACAAAACAAAACTAGCAGTATGCGCCAAGTTGAAAAATCTCGTTGAAAATCGTAAAATGATCGTTTGCAGCAAAAACTTGATCAGCGAGCTCAAAACGTTTGTGGCCAGTGGAGCAGGATTTGCAGCCAAAATTGGCGAAACTGATGATCTGGTAAGTGCCACCCTGTTGGCACTTAGAATAATACAGTCATTACAAAGCTATGATGCAGATTTGGACCAAAAACTGCGTGATACCACAGATGATTATATTGCTCCTATGCCTTTTATAATGATTTAACCATAAATAATATATTATGCGTGAACTAGACAAAATATCAGCAGCACTATTTGACAAAATACGTAGCAGATTTGACAGCGTCAACATTGGCGACGACAAAGCTCAAAGAGTATCAGACCCAGAACAAGCAAGATTTTTTAATTTTGATTATGTCAGCAATGATGGCGAAAATTTTGGTAATGTTACTATCAGCCTGATTGACGAAAACAGCCTAAAGATCTACTACGGGTCAAATATAACAGACGGACTAGATGAACAACAAAGCCAAGAATGGTTCGCTTTTTTACGCGACTTAAAAAACTTTGCACGTAGAAACATGTTGACTTTTGACACCAGAGACATTAACCGTAGCAATCTTGATTTGAAAGACATCAGACAACAGGCTGGTGCAGACGCCACTTTTAACAAAGATGAATTGGCCATCAGCGAAGGTCGTTTGTATGGCATGGGCAACAACAAGCGTGTGAGCTTTGGAGATGTGGGCACACACAAAATTATTATCAAACACCGCGATCAAATTGATCCGGGCAAACGCGGTGATCGTGCAAGACAGATCGAGCATGTGTTCATTGAAACCCCAGTGGGCGAACGATTCCTATTAGATCATACTAACTTGCATGGTGCTAGAGCTACAGCCAATCATCTAAGACATGGCGGGCGCATGGGCGATGAAGGCAGCGAACTTATTAATGAAATGGTGCGAGAAATGGCCAGCATGCGACATTTTGTTCGCGCCATGCGTAACAGAACATTTGAGGATCAAGAAACCACTGGAATGGTTGAAGCTGCTATGCACAGATACAACGAAGTCAAAGATAATTTAAAAAAGTTTCAAGGACGGCACGGCCAAGAATTATTAATGAACATGGTTAATGATTCATACCATATGGACGAACAAGTTGATATAGACGAATTACGAGAAAGATTTGTTAAAAAAATCTACGACGATAGATTTAATGAAGCACTGCCATACGTGTATAAAGCATATCAAAACAGGAAACGAATGAACACCGCCGAAACAGCAGCATTTGAATCTTGGGCCACTGGCGTTACTGAGAACACATGGGATTCTGACTCAGACGATATAGGTGAAGATAATCTTGCTAGATTATTTCAAAAACCAATTGCAGCGGGCATGGATGGAGTAGATGGTATTGCTGCAATTGATAGTATTCCGGATCTTGACGCAGAAGATCTACAAGCATCTATTAAAAAACTATCACAAGTGCAAGGTCCAGACGCCGACATTAGAAATACCATTATTGGTTGGCTGATGTCCAATGGCGAACGTGCATTGGCACAAAGTTTGTTGTCCATATTACAGCAACAAAATGCAAACACACAACCTGCTCCACAACAGCCTACACCTGCACCACAACCGGTTGGTGCAACCACAATGGATACTCCGGTGGTGCAAGAGGAACTGAGTTTTCTTAAAAAGCTAGCCGGCTTACAATAGCATATGCCAATCGTAAAATTATATGGCGGGTTCGATCCTGCCTGGCGTGCTGGTCATCTCGAACGCGAAATTGTTGACAGTATATCAAATCAAATTGAGTTAGAACATCCAGACTGGAATTGTGTGGTAGCTGTGCCAAGTTGGCACGAGCCCAGTGTGCTAGTCGATGATATAATAAATTTAAAACCAGATTTAACTGTAGTATGCAGTTTATCTGATCCGCTTGGGCCAATAGAAAACATGCTTGCTGTTATTCCAGGACGAGTGATTAAATTTGGATATGTAGATCAAGGAATTAAATTTGATTTTTGGGCGTTGGCCTGTCTAAAATACTTTCGACATTACCAAAACGATCAAGTTGTTCCTGCTCAGCTAGAAAAACTATATCTCAATTATAACAGGAAACCACACAAACATAGAACAGAATTAGTAAGTCTATTGGAAGAAAACAATTTAATTGATTATGGTATAGTTACACTGGGCAACAGTCATTATACCATAAATGATAATATAGAAGATTATATAGATTACGGTGGCAATGATGTTGTGGGTGATGTTGGAATTCCAAATGACATTTATAGTTTAGGAAAATTGGATATTTGGAACAAATGTTTGATAAACATAGTAAGTGAAACACAATTTGAATCTAGCAGAAATACATTTGTAAGCGAAAAAATTTATAAGCCAATAATTGGATTAAGACCATTTGTAGTAAACGGCAGCCCAAGTATATATACATGGTTGAAAAATGCCGGATTTGATTGTTTTGATGATCTTTTTCCTGTGCAACAATTGGAACAAGAAATTGACAATGACTATGAATTTTCAAATCATCACCTGATTTGTGATTGTTTAAAAAATTACAAAAATCAGAATTTATTAGAAATTTATAACAAAATTAAACCTAGACTTTTGTATAATCAAAATCTTTTTTATGAATACGCAAGAAATCAAAGCATTACTGAACACTTTACCATTAACTGATAATTTTCTTTACACCAACGACAATTTTTGCATTGTAGATTTAGATTATCTAACCAATCGTGATTATCAAAATCAAGGTATAAATGAATTATTTTTTACTTTAGGTCAACACAGTAACAAAATTTTCGTGTTCTTATGCCGCGATGGAGTAAACTGCAATTTTACGGGTTTAAAACAGGTAATAGAAGCGTTGGTACAAAATTATAATTTAACCCAACAAAATTGTTTCATTTATGGCTACGAAAATCTAAACATTGCTAACACCACATATGTTGAATTTGATCTAATAGAAATGTGGTGCAGTCAAATTTACAAATATGTAGAGCCGTTACCTTTGTCATCAAATTGCTTTAGCAAAAAATTTGCTGCTTTATTTGGTAGGCATGATCTGTATAGGTTAAAATTTTTTAGGCACCTTTGTGATCATTACCAAAATGATAGTGTCTTGAGCTACAATTCTGTTTATGCACAGTGGAATCATAGATTTGTAGACAAGTATTTCTCAGATGACAAATTATGGTTCGCAGAAAATTGTCCTAAATTGCTTGATTTTGAAACCAGTAGAGGTTGGGTACCTTTCCAGGAAAGTCTCAAGTGTATAGGCGCTCATTACCAATCGTATTTTTTAGAACTCGTGTGCGAAACTGATGTGTATTCAAATAAATTTTTCACGGAAAAAACCTTAAAAAACTTTTATTTGGGGAAAACTTTTTTACTTTTTTCTGGCTATCAAAGTCTTGAGCGTTTGAAACAAAAAGGATTCAAAACATTTGGGCCCTATATTGATGAAAGCTACGATAATATCAAATGTCCATACAGCCGATACACCGCAATTATAAAAGAAATTGATAGATTGGCAACCTTGCCCTATACTGACTTAAATCAAATAGCGCAACAGTTACAGCCAGTTTTTGAGCACAATAGACAAAATTTTTTAAAAATTTGTTTGACTGACTAAATACACATGTTATACAATTGCACGGTGCAGTTGTATATCTAGGCACAAACATTATGGCATTTTATAAGGAGAAACATTATGGCCACATCACTAGCAGAAATTCGCGCTAAACTACAAGCGCAAGAAAACCGTTCATCGGGCGGTCAATCACAAGGCGACAACGCCATCTATGCACACTGGAACATTCCAGAAGGCTCAAGTGCAAAAATACGATTCCTACCAGACGCAAACACAAACAACTCATTCTTTTGGGTTGAGCGACTGATGATTCGCTTGCCGTTTGCAGGCATCAAAGGACAAGCAGATAGCAAGCCGGTTGTTGTACAAGTACCCTGTGTAGAAATGTATGGCGACGCATGTCCTATTCTAGCTGAGGTACGCACTTGGTTCAAAGACCCTGGGCTAGAAGAAATGGGTCGCAAGTATTGGAAGAAGAAGTCATACCTGTTCCAAGGTTTTGTAAGAGAGAATCCACTAGCGGACGATAAAACATCAGAGAATCCTATTCGTAGATTCGTTATTAGTCCCCAGATTTTTAATTTGATCAAGGCTGCACTAATGGACCCAGAACTAGAAAGCATGCCTACTGATTACACCGCTGGATTAGATTTTACTGTTACCAAAACCTCAAAAGGTGGATATGCAGACTATTCAACTAGTAAATGGAGTCGTAAAGAAACTGCACTGACTGCACAAGAACAAGCGGCCATTGACAGTTTTGGTCTTTACAATCTAACTGACTTTTTGCCCAAGCGTCCAGGTGAAGTCGAACTAAAGGTTCTCAAAGAAATGTTTGAAGCGTCGGTTGATGGTCAAGCATACGATCCAGATCGTTGGAGCCAATACTACAAGCCTAGCGGCTTCCAAGGTCGAGGTGGTGATGATGCAGCAGAATCCGCAACACCAGCACCAGTAACAAAAGCTGCACCTGCCCCAGTCCAATCGGCTGCACCGTTTGATGCAGATGAAGAGGACGATGCACCAGTAGCAACTGCACCTGTGCAAGCTGCTGCTACCAAACCATCAAGTCAGCGAGCCGAGGACATTCTAGCAATGATCCGTAATCGCAGTAAGCAATAAAAACAAGGGGGTAACCCCTTGTTTTTTTCTTATAAAAAAATAATATCAAGGAATCTAATTATGGCTAAACCATTTGACGTATCAAAATTTCGTAAAAGCATTACAAAAAGTATTGACGGTATCTCCGTTGGATTTAACGACCCAACAGACTGGATCTCCACAAACAATTACGCTCTTAACTATCTTATTAGCGGGGATTTTAATAAGGGTATTCCAATGGGTAAGGTTACTGTATTTGCTGGAGAGTCTGGTGCAGGTAAAAGTTTTATCTGCTCAGGAAATCTGGTTAAGAACGCACAAGAACAAGGTATATATGTTATTCTTATTGATACTGAAAACGCACTCGACGAAGCCTGGCTTCACGCACTCGGCGTCGATACTTCTGAAGACAAGCTTCTCAAACTCAACATGGCAATGATTGACGATGTTGCTAAAATGATTACCGAGTTTGTTAAAGAATACAAAACGCTACCTGAAGATCAGCGGCCTAAAGTCTTAATCGTATTAGACAGTCTAGGTATGTTGCTAACACCAACTGATGTAAACCAGTTTGAAGCAGGTGATCTTAAAGGTGACATGGGTCGTAAGCCCAAAGCACTAACAGCACTTGTTCGTAATTGTGTAAACATGTTTGGTAGTTTAAACATTGGACTGGTTGCTACCAACCATACATACGCAAGCCAGGACATGTTTGACCCTGATGACAAAATTAGTGGCGGACAAGGCTTTATCTATGCAAGCAGTATCGTTGTTGCTATGCGTAAGTTAAAATTAAAAGAAGATGAAGATGGCAATAAAATTAGCGAAGTCAAAGGTATTCGCGCAGCTTGCAAGATTATGAAAACTCGCTATGCCAAGCCGTTTGAAAGTGTGCAGGTCAAGATTC